CTCACCAGCTGTAGCACGAATGCCAAATTGCTCCAACCGTTGCTGGCGCATCAAGTCTTCAGCAGTACTGGCCGCGCCCATGCCAACCATGCCTGGCTGTTGTTCGCGTGTCATTACATTGGCCAAAGCATTTTGCACTGGCGTTGTTACTTGTCTTGCAATAGGACGAGTAACAGCACCAGCCTGCATCATGGCGGCGGGCGCCAAAGCGTTAATGCTTGTACCAACAGAGCCGAGGGTTGGGGGCAAAGCACTTGTAACTGGTTGCAAAAACTCACCAACAGCGCCTAAGGCTTCTCTGGCCGTCTGTGTGCGTGGCTGATATTGCACAGCCTTCATGGCTTCTTGGCCAGCACGAATGCCTTCTTGAGTGCCATATTTGCCACTGGCCAAAGTGCCAACAGCGCCAACAATTGGAGAAATTAACCCGCCACCCAAAGTAGCGCCAAGCGCCAATGGCGTTTCAATCACGCCCATGATGCGGTCACGCATAGACACTTCTGGTGGCTTAACACCAGTCACAACATTCTCAGCGCCAGGTATTGCCGCAGCCGAACCCAACCCAATGGTTTTGTAAAACTCCATCTTGGGAATCTGGCTGTAAAACTTTTGATGCAACGAGTCGGCCAGCTTGATATCTGGCACGGCATCGTATTGCGGATACTGTGCGCGGAACTCTGCAAGTGTGGCCATGATTAAAGTCCTGGTAAGCCCAAAGGATTGTTTGCGGTTGCGCCTGGTAAAACGCCAGCACCACCCATTTGCTTGGCGCCTGGCCCTGCTTGAATTTCCATTGCCTTAATTGCAGTTTTCCGAGCTGCTTGCTTTTGCGCAATTGTGGCAGCATCATCACCAGGCTTTGGAAAGTAATTCTTTTCCGCAGTTGCAAATTCACTTGCACCAATTGCAGCGCCAGATTCTTTTCGCAAAATGGCTGTAATAAAATTGATCCTTGCTTGAGCCACTTGTTGTTGTTCTGGGCTAAGACCACCCAAAACTCGCGGCAACGCATTAAAGACAGAGCCAGACACATCTTCAAGTTTGTCGCCAATAAATGGCACAAGCCCCACGGCCCCGCTAACTGCACCTTTGATCAAACCAGTATTTGTTTTCCCTGCGTTTTCTAATGGCTCCAAAATAGCATTGGCTTCTTTCATTCTCATGCCATAAGCCGTGGCGTTACCTTGCGATTCGGTCAGTGCAGTGCCTTTGCCGCGCAATGGCGTTCCAGCCATAGGCGCTGTTGCAGGGGCTTGCTGATCCAACACGCTAGTCATGCCAGGGATGGCTGGCACTCTAGCGCCTGGCATACCAGACGCAGTTGGTGCGGTCATTGGAGCAACAGCTGGTGCAACACCGCCAATAGATACTGGGAAGGCTTGCAATGTGCGTTTGTTGACGCCAACAATTGAGCCGTCTTCAGTTTCTTTAAGTTCAAAGCCTGGGTTAGCTTGTTCCCAAGCAAACTTTTGTTGTGCCAAGCCAAGCTGGCCTTGAGCAGTTCTTTCGCCAAATGTTGGCGTTTTAGCTATAGCCCCACCAGCAATTGGCATACCGTAACCAGGCAATGCAGGATTGTCTTGAATGCTAACAATCTGACCACCAATGTCTTGACGAGCAGTTTTGGGCAACATAAAACCAAGTTTGTCTTTGGCATCCAAAATGCCCATAACTTTTTGAACTCTGTACTGTTGGTACTGTTCAGGCGTCATGTTTTGAAGTTGCTGAATTTCGGCAGTAGTCGATTTCATATCAAACACGCCATCCTTGACACCTTTAGTCAATTCAGCTATTGCGGTTTGTGGGGTTGAAGCCGATCCGACTGCGTTCCAAGCAAACTTCAATTTTTTGTCTTGCAAATCAAATTGATTTTTTTCAATTTCACCTTGGGTTTTTTTGGCAGCAAGCGCAGCAGCTTCAATTTCTCGGCGTGTTTTTTCAATGCCTGGAATTTGTGACCCGCCACCGCCTTTTGCCAAAAGACTAGTCAATTTGTTGTAGTTGATTGCGCCAGTATCAGGGTCAATAGATTGACTATAAGCATTAGCTAACGCATTTTGCGTTGCTTCGGCGCGTTGAGCAGCGCCAAGTTGATATTGCGCCAATTGATTTTGATTTTGTGCGCTTTGAAGAGCCGCAACTTGGCCATATTGAGCCAACGGATTGGCTATTTCAAGTGGTCTAACGCCAAGAGCGATGTTTGGATCAAGTGCCATTTTTTACCTCAAATCTATTAAGGGCCGTAGCCAGCATTAGTACCATACCCAACATTACTACCAACATTAGTGCCTGCACCGCCACTACGCAATGCGTTAAGCAAAGCGTTGCCTTGGGTATAGTTTAGGTAAGTGCCCAAACCACCAGTCAAAGCATTGGCCATACCCACTTGACCAGCCGCTTGAGCCGCGCCAGCACCAGTCATTAAGTTGCCTGCACTGGTTGCATAATTTTGACCGGCTTGACCTACTAAATTAGTAGCAGTTTGACCAATACCAGCCAACGCTGCTTGACGGTTGTACAACTGGTTTTCACGCGCCACATCAGCGTTGTAACCAGTTAAAGCACGGTTGTAAGCACTTTGGTATTCTTGAGAGCCTAAGTCTTGACCAAAGCGCTGTGCAGCTCTCAATGCACCTCCAGATATCAAACCACCACGGGCCGCCGCTTGGCGATCAAGCGCCTTTTGGCCTTCTGCCAAACGAAATGCGTAGCCTGGATCAGCTTGATAATCGCCTGCACCAAATCTAAATGCGCTAGGCGCATTGCCTGCTGTGCGTTGTATCTCAGCTAATGCGTTATAGCCAGCCTGACGATAAGGTGCTTGGTCTTCACGAATTTGTTCAAATACTCCACGCTGAACATCGGATGCTTGGCCAGCTGCGGAGGCTTGTGTTTTAGACGCGCTTCTTGACGCTGCTGCTCCCAACAATGCACTGCCAAGAATTGCGGTTCCGGTTCCTATTGCCATGACGTGACCTCTTTGATAAATGTGCGCTCCATTGGCCTAAACCCAGCGCGGATGTATAGATTTTCCATCTTTTTTGCCCGATTGTCTTCTAATGCAATCATAAATAATGCAGACGCATCTTTATCTTTTGCCCATTGTTCAATCTGCTTAAACATCTGACCGCCAGCACCGCTACCACGGGAGGCTGGGGTTAACCACCACCATAGCTCTTGTACGACAAGCGCCGAAGGATTGAAGTAAAGAGGGTACACAAGAGCGCCGCATATACCGACAACTTCTTTTTCAATCTCTGCAAGCCAGATACCAACACTGTCGTTTTGTAGTGACGACAAATAAAACTGTGAGTAGCCAGGCACATCAAAGCCAATTGACCCGTGCATCGGTGACGCAGCGTGAAACGCCTGCGCTAACTTAATGTACTCAGGCAGATCGGCTTCAGTGGCCTTGCGAACAATCATTAAGTCACCTCACGTCCAGAAACGCGAATGTTAATAGCGCTGGCTGTGCCTGCAATTGTACTGATAAAGTCGCCCACGCCAAGGACTTGGCCAACCAGTTCAGGGAACGTGTAGACCTCAGACGCCTGCAAGGTCTTGGTTTTGGTAATCAAGTTGGTGTTACCGGCAGAGCCTGCGGTTGTGACCAAGTTCACGCTGATCGTGGCGGCAGACGCGCTGATGTTAGTCGCTGTGAACTTGTCGATGATGGCCGTAACGCCAGTCGCTGTGTACTGGGTTGTTTGGGTGTTTTCGGCAAATTTAGCCGGTACGAGGACTTTGACGGTAACTGTCATGGTTTACTCCAATAAGAGGCAATTGTTAGCGGCTTGTTGCATGATGACCCAATTAGTGCCGTCAGACACCATTGTCGCCCAATTTCCTACAACTGCCAAGAGGATTGCTGTGCCAGCGACTGTGCCGTCAATCAACACAACATTGCTAGATGCAGACACCAAGGTCTGAGCCTGCAAATTCTTAAAAGTCAAATACCTACCAGTCCATGCGCTTGCTGTGGGCAAAGTTACCGTACAAGTCGATCCTGACTTGTTGTTGATAATCCAAGTCTCATTGTCAGCTACTGTAAAGTCAGCGGTCTTGGTAACAGGCGCTGATGACGCAGCGTTAATGGCGGCAGTAATAGCTGCGGTGTCAACAATGGGTTGCACTTGCAACGCCTCGATCTGCTTTTGCATCTCGGCCACTTGGGACTCTAAAGCCGAGCAGCAGTCAGTCAATACGTCAGGAATTGGTAAGGTGACTACTGGCGGCAGGGTCTGCAACTCCTGATTGACCGAGAGCAAAGCCGCATCGTAAGACGCGAGCAAGGACTCAGAACTAAACGTCAGACCAGAATCGTCAATAACGCCGGTCGCAATATCATTCAACGACAAAAAGAACAAATACCAAGCGCGGTCAATCAGACCCGTGCGAGGGTCAATCAGCGGCACTCGCGGCGGCGTGATCGGCGTTGGCGTAGCGTTAGAACTAGGCATTCGTTGGACTCAGAATTAGTTCTGCGCCCATGATTGCAATCTTCACAGGGTCAGTGCCAGACACTTCATAAACACGGTCACGCAACTTAGTTGTCATGCCAAGCCTACGCCACAGCACGCGCTTGTAGTATTCGCCAATCTTGCCCATGGACTTCCAATGCTCGTTAGACCATGTGTGGCCGCCATCGTCTGAGAAGCGGAGCATAACTTGAGGATTAGCACCTTGCGTTGCAACTGTCTCTTGTTCAGCAATTAAATAATCACTAGTTTCTGTAATCAAAAAATCATCGTTTTCAGTTTGAAGATAGATTACTTCAGGAAGTACATACCCGTTCAAGCCCACACCAGACTCGCAATCAAGTTGCAGTGTGTGTTGGGCTGTGCGCTTCAGATTGTTTTGGCCAGTTGGCAACGCACGCCATGTGCGAAGCCATTTCTGGATGCCGCCATTGTCGCTGAAGTCATCCAGATCAAAGGCGTAGATATTGCCGTTTTCAAAGTCGCCAATGACAACCTTGTTGTTAAACGCCATCTGGCAGTTGCCACGGTGGCGTGTAAAGTTGCCGTCAGTAAACCCTGCACGCTCATGCCAGGCTTGTGTGGCCGCATCATAAACCCAAGTCGTGTTGGCACTAGGGAAAACCAGTACATAGAAGCTGTGGCCGTCTTGCTGATATGTGTACGCAATAGCGTCCGATATATCATCGTATTGTTGGATTTGCCACTCAACAGCATGGGTAGAAATCCGAACGCCGGTGTAGCCGTTGGCGCGGTAGACAATACCTTCACCACGGCGGTCACGGCCAAGCCAAAACAGGCCGTTGTCCATCTTGGCCACAGAGTAAGGGGCAGCACAGCCCAACTCATTAAACGCGCCTTGGATGCGCTGTAAGGGGAAGTCGGTTGCGCCAGAGTCGTACCAGACTTCAATTGAGTTAGTGCCAAAGGCCCAGACCTCGCGGAAGTTGGCTGCTACGGCCACCAAGCCGTCAGGCGAGCCTTCGGTGCTGGCAAACTCAAGCGGGTCAATGGATGTGCCGTCTAGCAGTGCAGTGATCCACAGCTTTTGGCTGTTTGGCTCGTTGAACACAAAGTAGCCATCCAGATAGCAGACAGTCACAGCGCCTGGAAAGTCTGGATCGGTGATCTGGCCAAAGGCGTTTGTCGTGTTGTTGTAGATGTAGCTGGGGCCATTGGCCGCAATGAACAGCTGCGTGCCGTTGTCAGCTAGACTGACGGGGCCAGTACCGGCCACCGTGCCAATTAGCGTGGCGACATAAGCGGTGGTGATCTTGTACAGCTGTGTGCCTGACACCACAAAGGCCGTGCTGTCGCTAGACGAGAACGCCCACAGGCCACGGATCGGGCCGTTACCAATGGTGTTGAGCAGTTTAAGGCCAGGGGCGCGGTTTAGGAACGCAGGCTCTTTACCGGCCTCTGGGACGATTTCTGGAAACAGATTGACCATCCGAGCGTCTGCCGCATTGACAGACCGCGCAACGTATGTGCTACCCAATATAGGCGTTTTCATTTAGTAATTCCTGTGTTAACATTGAGGCTCAACACAGGAAAACTGAGATGAGCAAGCCCGACATTACCGCAGAACAACTGCGAGAAATACTTGATTACAACATGGAAACCGGCATTTTTATTTGGAAGATTAGCCCAAGTAAAGCCGTTAAAGCTGGCGATGTTGCAGGAAACATTGACAAGCGAGGATATTCCACTTTGGGTATTCGAGGTGAGATCTACAGGACACACCGCCTTGCTTGGCTTTATGTTACTGGTAGTTGGCCGACAGGCATGATTGATCATATTAACGGGATTAAAGCCGATAACAGGCTTGTCAACCTTCGTGATGTTGGCGCGGGTGGCAATTCTGAAAATGTACGCAAACCCAACAAGCAAAATAAATCTGGTTTTATGGGCGTTATTTGGTACCAAAACAAATGGCGTGCAAGTATTACGGTCAACAGAAAAACGATTCGCATAGGCGACTACGCTACGCCTGATGAAGCGCATCAAGCCTATTTGAACGCAAAACGTATGTTTCATGCCGCTTGTACAATATGAATACTTTAGTTAATAGTTGCCAGCGTATATGTTGAAACGCTGGCGGTTGGCCACCAATGCGTAAGGCAGCGCCATCACATCATCAGGGTTGTTGATGCGCTTCAAGTCACGCTTAGAAGTCATTGCAATGCGCTGCACTTGTGGGCTTGGCTCAACGCCAAACTCAGGGGCAAACTCCATGGCCAAGTTGTATGTAAACGCACGCAGATAGCCTGGTGGGTAGTACAGAATCGTGGATAGCGTGGCGGGGCGATTTAGTTCTTCAACCGATACAAAGTGAAATTCTAAGTCTTGCGTTGGCCGTGGGTAGACGTACATCTCAATGTCAGGAAACGTCATGTTGACCCACATCACTTGTGGGTAAGTGGACGTTACGGTCTTAACAGCAATACCGTTGTACTGCTGTTGATTGATAAACTTAATGCCATACGAGACATTGGTGGGCGCTCTAAAGTATGTAGAGTCGTCAAGCAAAATAGGGCGAAGGCCCACAAAGTCACCAGTTGGGCCAAGAGTGCGGCTAATTAAGCCTGCGGGCCATGTAAAGATTTGGTCTTGCGTAGCGAACACGGCTAAGCGCTCTGTGTTCCACGAATCAATCATTTGATTGAACGCCATCAAGGCGTCTTGTGACGTAGCCGCAGAGGGCGTCTCACCTTCAGCAAGCACACCGAGAAGTCTAAGCGCCCGTTCGATTTGTTGGCCAGCGGTGTACGTTGTCATTTTTAAACCTCTGCAGTGGTTTTTCTACGGCGTTTAACTTCCAGCACGTTCACAGGAGCCGCTTCTTCAGTTTCAGAAGGCGTGTCTGGATTATAACGAGTCCAGCCATTTCTTTCATCCATTTCAACCTCAGACTCCATTGTTGCAATCTTTGCGCCGTGGATGGGGTGTGTCAATGTAATGTTCATAATTTAAGAATGGGGGTGATTAGCCCCCATTTGGTTTACAGAACGTGGATAACTGCAAAGTTAATCACAACAGCTTCAGACAGCGGGCTGGCTGAAATGTTACGCAATGTGATTGTGCAACTTCCAGTAGCCTTGCTAGAAATCCAGCAGTTGTAAGCACCAGCAGTAGCGCCAGAAGACACGCTTAAAATAATAACGTCTTTTGCGCTGATTGTGCTGTTAGTCAAAGTGAACGTGACGTTTGTGGCGTTAGCCAACGCAGCGTTGTTTGTAGTGATCTGACCAGCAGACTTGTTCAGAGTTACCCCTGTGGACTTGTCTGTCAATTGAGTCACTGTGCCGCTTGCTTCTGCGGTATAGCCCAACTCGCCGCCAGCCAGTACAAAGTTAGACCCAATGATGTCTTGGTCTTCAAAAGCAACACCAATTGGTTTGGTATTAGAGGTCATAATTGTTCCTTTAAAAATGAGGGCCGAAGCCCCCATTGTTTACTTCAAGAAGGCCGAGTAGGCAGCGTCACCGGTACGCACAAAACGGTATGTATGTGCGCCGAAACGTGGAACAGTCACAGAACCGAAGATCGTGATACCAGTGCCTGTGGTGACAGGAACGGTAGACGATGCGCCAGTGTTGTTGTTGTTGCAGATTGTCAACTCGAAAGCAGAGCCAACTTTTGCGCTAGGAACGGCTGCATCGAGCAACGCTGCTGTGGGCAGAGTCACGGTCAATGTAGCATCGCTGCCTTTGTTGCAAACAACCAAACCAACAACCACTTGATCAGCGGCCAACGTGGTGTCGCCAGTCAAGGTTGTGGGAATAGTTTGAACCGTCAGTTGTGCTTCTGTCAGGTTGCCGTCACCAATTTGATAACCGCCTGCGCCATTAGGTAATGCCATGATAATTTCCTTTCAATGTTAATAACAGAGATAGGGGCCGAAGCCCCAATCAATTAGCCCCAGATACGGCAACCCATTTGTGGGCGGATCGTGTTGAAGCCGTACAAAACGTCAATACGGCAAGGCATTCTATCGTTATTTATATCGTATTGCCTCACAATTCTTAGGGAGATTCCGTTGTGAACAGCACGAGCAGCCATGTCAACACCTTGTGGCAACAGCAAGTCAGCAGTTGCAAAGGTGATGGCGTCCTTGTGATAGACCAAGTTCTGTGCGTACTGGCTAGAAGCAGCGCCTACGAACACAACAGCAGCACCGGAAGCAGGGAAGCTGTCCACGGTGGCCAAAGCATTGGCAGAAGTGTAGATAGGAGCAACGTTCACGACAATTGCAGTACCGCTGGCAGTGGCGTCAGCCAAAGCAACGAACTGGAACAACGAACCAGTGGATTCACGGGTCTGTGGGTTCACAGCGAAGCAACCAGCAACAGTGAACACGTCACCGGCTTTAACTGTCAGGCCAGAGCCGATAGTCAAAGCAATGCTAGAAGCACCTTGAGAAGTCACAGTGGTGGTCACAGAGTTGCCGGTGGCAACGCGAGAGCCAGTTGTGTGTTGCTTGATAGACTGAGACATGTTGATCTCGTCAAAGCCCAACACGCCAGTGCCCATCATGCCGTTCTTGAATTGCTTGCTGATAGTGTCTGTAGGATTGAACAGACCTTTCATGCCTTCAACCAAGCCAGCGTTGGCTGCTGGGTTCACGGTAGCGTAACGTGGAGACATCACAGCTGCGTTCTCGTTCAGCTTCTGCTGGGCTTGGAGCAAGACCAAAGAAGTAGAAGGAGTTGTGCCAGGTGTACCAACGGTGTTACCGATGGTTTTGTACGCATTGGCCACGTCTGCATCAATAGAAGATGCCAACTGGCTGATACGAGGCTTCAACACACGCTCTGCGAAGTCATCCAATTGCATGGTCAATTCAGCAGATGTGAAGTTGACACCGATGTGCTTTTGGCTGGCAACGGTCAAAGTGGTGAACTGCTCGTTGTCGTCTTGCACTTGCAAGGCGGCGCCGTCAGTTACCAAAGCGCGGTCAGGTAAACGGATACGGAGGGTTGAACCGATCTTAGCACCTTCAACAGCGAAGCTGTCGTCGTACTGGCGGTTCACGTTACGGGTAAGCACAAGGTTGTTCTCGAGGATTTCGAGAGCTTTTCTTGTGATCATATCAATCGTCAGAATACTGTTTGACATTTCAAAAGTCCTTTAAAAAAATTAGCGGTTCTGTGCTTGTAGCTTCTTAATCTGTCTTGCACGTTCAGCTTCAATCCACTGCGAAGTCGTCATGCTCTTGATAGAGCGTGGGTCTGTAGTGTCCAAAGTTGCTGCTCCAGCGGAGCGTGCAGTGACAGGAGAAATCGGCGCGGGCGCAGATGTTGTTTTCTTGATCGGGGGCGATGATGCCAATTTGGCTTCAATTTTCCCAATCTCTTTCGCCTGACCGAGTGGCGTCATGCGTGAGATGCGATCTGCTTCTTTTGGATTTGAGCCAAGGTAGTACGCTAACTCAGGCCCAATGTCCGAAGACTGGATCGTTTCAGCCATCACGTTTGTGATCGGTAGCTTGGGGTTGTAGGCGACTTGTTCAAAGTCATCGTACTTGTCCCGCGCTGCTTCTTCACGCTCTTGATAGCTTTCGAGAACGGCTGATTGCTGCTTGGCTGCTTCACGTTTGGCCAATAGTTCTTCAGCTTTCTGATAGGCCATTGCTTCCGCATAGGCTTCAGGGCTTTCAAACTGGTCAACGGACGCAGTTGGTGCAGCTTTCACGATTTGCGATTCCGCAGACCGATTTGCTTGCTCTCTTTCCCACTTACGTTGCTCTCTTGCGAGGCGTTTGCCGATCATCGCGTCAATTTCAGCCTGGGAGTACTTCTTTTCCTCTGTGGCTTGTTCGACTTGGTTCTCAGCGACTTCCGGCGTACTTTCAGCAACTTCAGGTGTGGCCGTCACATCCGTGGTTGGCGCGGAGTCTACTTCCGCTAGGGCTTGGACTTCTTCAGTCATTTATGAATCCTAAGATTCCTCGGTGAACCTCGCCGATACGGTTGTTTTCAGCATTATGCTGGAATTTCTACCCATGGTAAAGCAGGCTCAGATTCTTTTTGAGCCAACTGGCGTGCGATCTGGCCAGCTACTTGTGCTTCACCTTCGTCTTTTAAAAGGTTTGTAACGGATTGCTCATTACTATCAATATCTTTCCAAGTAACAACTTCAGGTGCAAAACACCAGTCAAGCACTTGTTGTTCTGTCAATTGATCAAAAGGAATAAAACTGTCGCCACGAACTAGATTGCGAGTGTAGCCAGCAGACGCTGACAAATCACCATCTGTGCCTGTGACCGCTAAACTGACCTTAACAATTAAATTGTCTTGGGCAACTTGTACTTTGTTTATTTTCCATTTGTATTCCATGATATTTTCCTTTAAGTTTGTAATTAAACACGCACTAAAACTGCTTCAAAGCGGCTTGCTTCTGAAGGTGAAGATGCCACGCCAAAGGTCAAAGTTGTTCCAACAGCGTAGCCCCAAATTTCAATGTAGTCGGTTGAGCCATTTAAAAAGACAAGGCACGAACCATTCAAAATAATTGGGCTAGACACAGAGCCTTGCCAAGAATTTAATCTTTGGTATTCCGATGCGTTTTTATACAAAGAAACATACGCAGAAGTCAGCGTTGCATTGCCAAAATAAACTTTTGTGTTTATTTGGTAGTAGCCAGAAATTAAAGGTAGAAACCTGTAGCTTCCACCAATCCAACCCCCAGCGGTATCAAAAGTTCCTGTGTCAAAAGTTACTTTTGTTGGTGTAGCCGTTGTAACAGATTGATTTAAATTTTGGTATATGCTTAATACGGGTATGTTGTAGGGAAGAATAGTCTGATTGCTTAAATTTGATACAGCGGTAACAGCATAATC